ATTGAGGCTTTGTTATACACCAGGCTATCGTCTAGCACCCAGCGCACGTTCTGGTACTGGATACCTGAGCCGTCATCTGCAAACACTGTAGGAGTTCCCGCAATAGAGCTAGAGGTTAACGCTCGATCTTGAAAAGTTACGTTACCACTAGCGTCAATATATACCGCCCCGTACTCGCTCGTTTCTACGGTTTGCAAGGCGTTAAGTGCAGTCCTGGTAGTGCCAGGGTCAGCCTGTAGCGTCGTCTGCCCTGCGTCTATATCACGCATAGAGTTAGGCCAGGCGATCTGGTCCAAAATCTTAGTAACTCTAGCCCCTGATAACTGTCCAGCTGTAGCACCTGTAACAGTTGACACAGTACCCATATTAAGCAATCTAAAGCCGTCTGAGGCCGTTAGAGTCGTGTAAGACACCTCGCCTACCACTTGGGCCTGAGTAAAGTTATAGCCTGTTATATAGCCTGCAAACAGCGGATAAACTAGGCCGGTGTTGTTATCAGTTGCAGTTATCGTAACCTTACGCAAAGGCAGCAAAAGTCCCGCGTAGGGTGAGCTTAGGTTTTCAGGGTTAAAGTCGCCGTTAATATCGGCAATACGTATAGAGGCAGTACCGGCTTGGAATTGGTCAGCGTTCGCATTACGTCCACGCTGGATACTTACAGCCTGGACTTGATTAGATACGTCAGCTGTAACGGTTGCACTATCGCTAAGTACGTTAACGCCTAATACACCAGAGCCAATAATCATAGCCTGGCCAAAAGAAGCACCAGAGCTAAAATTAACTATGCAGTTAATCGTTGGGGCTGCCATTAGCTACCAGCTGAGGTAAGGCTATTACCTGCCCTATTTAATTCCTGTAGGGCTGTTTGTACCGTCTGATAAAACTCAAAAGTAGAGCCTACGTTTATGCCGCCTTGCAAGTTAACGGTTAGGTTTGTTGGGCCTGCCGCCTGTTGGGCTGCTATGCCTGTTTCCATTTGCATATTAGCCGCACCTAAAGCCGCTAGATCAAAGCCTAAGTAATTTAAGCCGCCCATATCGCCAAAGGTTCCCGCTGCTATTGCAGACTGAGCCTCAGCTAAGCCAGGGGCGAAAGTGCTACCGGCTGCACCTACGCTATAAGCTGCCGCGCTTGGTAATGAGGCTTTGCTTAAAGCTGAGATTCTGGCTCTAGCGTCTGCGAGTATCTCCTCGTTAGCCTTTTTAGATTCGTCTACGATCAGTTTGAGCCTGGCGATTTCGTCAAACGTTGCCTGTCGTTTAGCAGCTTCTAAATCGCTTAGAGCTTTAATATCGTCGTTTTTATCTTCGGTTTTTAATGCCTGTAGGGCCTTTACTCTGGCCTCGTCCTCTTTAGATAGTTTGCCCTGTAATGCAGCTGCTAGCTGTATCGCGTCTAGGTCAAAGGTACGCGCTAGGCGTTCGTTAGCTGCTTGGGCTTTAGTAAGCCCGACTATTTTAGTACGGTCGGCTATTTCAATTTTACGAGCTTTAGCAGCCTTAGCGGCTGCCTGCTCAGCTACTCGCGGGCTTTGTCGGTTAGTAGCTGTAGTTTCACTAGCTACAGTAGCTTTACCTAATCTTGATAATTCACTTATGGCCATAGCAACAGGGCCAAACTTTAATAAATTGTTTAGACCTTTAGCTAAAGCATTGTTACTAATAGTGTCTGCTAAAACAGCAATACCAGTTACAGCAAAACTTATCTCGCTAGCGAACCGTTCCATAGAGTCGGCCGCGTTGTCTATGCCTTTTTCGTCGCCTAATCTTTGTATCCCGTCAATTAAAGCAAACCCAATAGTTTCGCTAGCTTCTTTAGCTGCTATCTGTAACTTAGCGACGCTACCCGCGTAGGTATCGGCTGCGGCTTTTGCGCTACCTGCAAACAGAGTAGTTAATTTTGCTTGTATTTCCTCAAAGCTGTTTGAGGCTAACTCAGCTTTAGATAGGCCAACACCTAATCGGCCTAGAGCTGAGTTCTGCCCCAAATAGGCTTTACTTAAACTGGCTGCCACTGCGTCAACAGATTTACCGTTGGCTGCACTTATGTCTAAGCTCAAAGCTAGTAATTGTTGAGCCTTGCCTAGATCATTAGTAGACCTAATAAGCCTGCCAAAAGCCGGCCTGAGTAAGTCCTCGGATACGCCCGTAGCTCTTTGCAAACTATCTATATAAGCGTTAACACCAGTAGAGGCAAACGCTAAGCCTAAGTTATCTAGGCTTTTATTGAGTACAGCTACCGCTTTAGATTCCTCTAGGGCTGCGGTTACTGCCTTCTTTGTAAAGGCTGTTACTGCCGTAGTAGCTGCAGCAAAAGATAACTTAGAAGCTAACCCCATTTTCTTAAAAGATTTTTCTAAACCGCCAATACCTTTAACGGCCTGCTTAGTGCCTTTGTTATTGTAACTAACAATTATGGGGACTTTAATAACCATTATTTAGCCAGCTTTCGATTTACTATAGCTTCGGCTTTTGCTATAGCTGCATTGGATTTAGTAATAATCTCTGGCCTGTTGTCCTCTACAGCTTTGTAAGCTATACGGCCTTGCTTACCGCGTACTGTTACGTTTGACTGATCTCTAATAGCTTTAATAAACCTAGCACCCTGAGCAGTCTTACCGTTATGTCTACCAGCCCACTCGTAGATATTACCGGCTGGGTCTGCGTTAATAAGTAAATAGGCTTTGCTAGTCCAGGTACCGCGTTTACGTGCGCGATCTATCTTTGTTTTTAATCCCATTTTTATAGGTTTGGCTTCAAAGGTTAGACGCGACCACTTGCCTTCTTTAACAGGTCTAGCCCAGCCGCTTAAAGGTGAAACCGTAGGCGATAATTGCCTAGCGTCTATTTGAGCTATTTTCATAGCCTGGTAAATTGTTTTATTCATCTCTTTTAAGGCTGCAGGGTCAAATTGGCGTAAAGCTCTAACCGTTTCATCTAGCCCTACGATTTTTGCTGTAGCCACGCTTTGCCGCCTCGTTTCTATCTTTTAGTACTTTGTAGACTGCCGCTAACATCTCGGGCGACATCTCTACAAACTCTTTAGGTGCTATGCCAGTTTCAACCGCTAACGCTGCTATTTGGTAGGTAAGTAGTTCCCTATTACCTACCCAGCTAAAGGGTCGCTATCTAGCACCTCTACTGCCTTTAAGGTGTTTAAAAAACTTTCGCCAAATACAGCTACAGTCTGGCCGCTGCGTTTAATCGCTAGCCAACATAAGTAGTAAACGTCGGTTTGTTTTTCTTGTTCCCTAAAACATTTATTTATACCCATTTTTGCGTAGGCTTCAAACTCTACTTCGATAGCCGGGGTAATGTCGTATTCCTCTACTACCCCGGTATCGCGTGTAATTTTTAACCTTGCCATTTTCTAGCCCTCTTTTCTTTTAGTTATACAGTAGTAATAGTTACATCTGTAGTTAGATCAAAGCTGAAATCTAAGCTAGCTACCTCCCCGTTCGCACCATTTACAGGAGTATAGGCATTTACAAAAACGCTACCGCTATAAACTGGGTTTGTTGCGCTTGCTGTTGCGCCGTTAGGTGCAATTTCAAACGCTGCGGACGTGCCTTTTAAGCTGTCTAATACTGCACGTGTTGAACCTGCCCCGATAGCTGCTTGGTCTAAATATAAAGTACCTGACAAAGTGTGAGCAGCAAGGCCCTTAAGATATTTATTTGAAGCGTCGCCCATTGCTGTAATATTTAACTGGTCATAGTTAATATTAAGGCTGGCAGACTGTACTACGGTACTCATTACATAAGTACCTAGTTTAAAATAAGTATTGTTTGTAAAATAAATTGCCATTATTCGCTTACTTCCTTTGCTTTAGTAGGGGCTGGGCTTTCGATTGCTTCTAAAGCACCAATTTTTAGCAGGTGAGGTAAATCCCACCCGGCTAAATCTGCGTCGCTGACGACACCGCCAAGACCTACCCTGGCTACGTCGTTATCTATCATTACTTTATAGTTAGCCATAATTAACTCCACTCGCTGATTATCTCTAAACCGGCTTCACTTTGAAGCAAGTTACCGCTAGGGGTTTCCAAAATTGCAGGGGCACTAAAGCTAGTTATATTTATTGTTAAACCTGAGGCGGCTAACTTTTGCATAACAGCTAGGTAGTAATCCTCTAGCTTGGTCTGGCTACCTAAGTTATCCATAACTGGCACTAACAAAAATAACTTAAAACGTACCGTAGGGGCTATGGCAGTTTTAACGTTGCTGTTAACTAAAATATAAGGGTCATCATTGGCGATAACTAACGAGTTGCTTAAAGGGATTTCTGGGACGTGGTTAAACACTGTCCAGACTCCTACGTTAGCTAACGCTGTAGCTAGTGTTGACCTAAGGGTAGTTATGGCTGCAGGCATTAGCCCACCATTGAGTTAGGCGACATATAAGGCGCGATAAGGCCGCGCACTTTTGCTATAAGGGTATTGCCTAACTGATAAGGCGACGCTATGAACCCATCTACGGTTGTAATACTAGCCCCTGGGGCGCTGCGTGCTTGCCAGATAGTCGTAGCTAAAGCCGCTGCAGCTTCGCGTACAGCTGGCACACTTGCATAAGCTGTAGCGTGGTTAGGTCCAGTAGCTAAACCATAAGGTTTTACTAAGTGTGTAGTTTGGTCTGCAGCTGTTTTATCAAAAGTAAAACGGTAAAGGTCATAGCCGGTTAGTGTTTTAGTGCCGTTAAAAGTAGTACCTGCGCCGGCTACTGTTACTTGCTGGCCAGTTACAAAGCCATGAGGTGTAGGGGTAGTAATTGTAGCTACGTTGGCTGACAAAGCCGTAGCAGATATAGGCGCGGTGTTAAACCATAAGTATTTGTTTAATATGTCCTCTGAAGCCTGGCAGACTTCCTCTACTGAGGCGTCTGTGTAAAGGGTAATCCCAGTTATGTTAAGCAAAGCGCGTAGCTCAGCTTGAGTTATATATGTTGCAGCCACGCGCTCTACTCCTAACTGTTTGGCCTAAACCCCACCGGACTAGGGGCAGGGTCTAGGGTTCTAGTGTTTTAGGCTTACGCCTTGTTATTCTTAAACGCGCCGCCTGCAGCTAGTGTGGCAAGTGCGCCATAGCCGTAGTACATGATCTCGATTTGACCGCTAGCAATTACGTTAGTGGTTAGACGTAGTGCTGGGGATTCGTACCAAGTAAAGCAGTCAGGGTTAACGATCAAAAGCGTACCGTCGCCGTCGCCTGAGTTTGCATAATCTACGTATAGGTCAAGTCCTGCAACGTTGCCGCGTAGGCTTGACACTGATACTGCGCCGCCTGCGTTTTGTGGCTGTTGGGCTGTGTAAATTGGTCGTCCTGAGTCGTTAAGGGTCATAATGTTTGCCCATTGTCCGCTTGAGGCGATCATGTTGCGAGCAAAACGCTTGCTGTTTGAGTAAACGCTAGCTGCACCGCGTGAGACGATACCTAAAAGCTCTGAGGCTGTTGGGTATGTTGCTACGGTAGTAGCGTCTAAAGTAGCTGCGCTGATTAGCTCGCCGTTGACAAAATTGTTAGTAGCTAAAGCGTAAGCGTCGGCCATTTGTTGAACCAATACGTTTAAAAATACTGGGTCTGAACGGTCAAACAATTCAACGGATACAGTGTTCTGTCCTGCATACTTATTTACAGTAGCAGTAACAAACTCTACTTCCATGCCGGTTTCGCTAGGTGCACTGCCCTCGTTCGTGTCGGCCACTGTAGGCACTGTTTTTATGCGCGGAATTTGCAGCGACATGCCCATTTGGGGCAAGGCGGCAGTGTTGATAGCTTCAATGCTTGCGCGGAAGCTGTCAGACTTGCCATTAAACAAAGTAGTTAGCTGAGGCGTTGGGATAAGTCCAGCATTATTACTGGTGCTGTCATCAGCTGCTCTAACCCAAATTGCAGACTCGCCGCCTGGGTCCATTGTTGCCTTGACTTTGTGGAATAGGTAATCGGCAGGAGTAGCGATAGGGCTACGGGGTGCAGTATAGGCAGGGGCCGTTACTGTTGGGCGTGAGGCTTCTACCGTTTGTGCGGCTTCTACCTCGGGTGCTGGGGTAGCGTTTTCGGACACGCTGGCCTCACTTTCGGTTGGTTGGGTTTCTTGGGTTTCCTCTACTGGCTCAGGCTCTACCTCACTGGCTGCGACGGATTCGACCGCTGCAGATTTAAAGGCTGCTGCCTGGACCAAACTTACTTCGCGTAAAACGGCAGACTGTACGTAAAGTACGCCG